GCAAATACCACTGCAGTTGGAAATCTTACAGATAAAATAGAAACGCTAAACAAAAAGACATTTGAAATAAAGTTTAATGTGCCAGAAGGAAAGGAACTTCAGGTTGGCGATGCTGGATTTGGAAATGATTTATTTGGTAGAATTGGATATTTCTTTGCTAATTTTGATGAAATTATTTTTGGTAAAGAACCTATTACTGGAAAAGAAGTAAATGTAGTTGACAAAGAAAATAAACAGGCAAATGGTGGCTATATTAGAGGTGCAGGAACTGGAACTAGCGATGATATTCCAGCAATGCTTTCTAATGGAGAATATGTTATTAGAGCAAATGCTGTAAAGACTATTGGTGTTGATACCCTGAATAAATTGAACCAAGCAGATAAGTTGGGGTATGCCGCTGGAGGCATGGTTCGTGGATACAGTGGCGGAGGAATGGTTAAGTATCAAGATGGTGGACTAGTTGGAAGCCTATTTGGAGACACCCAAGGATGGCTAAACAATCTTATTCTTAGCATGTTTGGCTCTGGAGGAAACCCAAGTGCCGCCCTAAATGCTACATCAGCAGACGCAATTAAAACAGGAGTAAGAGAAGGCAAAAACTTTACTAGAGACTATATCTTTGACCCTACAAATCCTGTAGACTACGCTATGGCAGCAGTACCTGGAGGAAAAATTGTTCAGGGAATTAGCAAGGGTCTTGGAAAAGTAAAAAATATTGCTAAAACTAAGATAGCAACAATGAATGCTAAAAAGGTTCTTGGAATTATGGGCGGTAAAGAAGCAGCCAAACTAAGTCCACAAATTGGTGTCAAGATGAGAACCCCAGGATTAGAAAAATTTATTAATGAAAATGCATACAAAACCCTGCATCAAGGAGTTAAAAGTTCCGCAGGAGACTCACCAGACATAAGAAACTTAGTTGAAAATGCTACAGGAATGAATAAAGCACTTGGACTTAAACCTGGACAGTCTCCAGCATATGGATTCCTAGGAACTAAAGAAGCAGTTCCATACTACCATGGCTCTATTTATGGAAGCAATAGTGGTCAGTCAGCACAGCAATTAGGAATAGATATATTTAATAAAATGGTTAATCCATACGGTAGGGGGCAGCAGTTGTATGGAAGTACAGTATTAAATCTTAAGCCAAGTGCTCTTAAAAATGCAACTGTATCATTTGGAGATTCCCTATCTATCTATCAACAGGCTGTAAAGGCAGGTGTAAAAACCCCACAGGTTATGAAGTTAGGTTCACTGTTAACAACATTAAAACTATCTTCTATGGCAAGAAAAACCAAGGGTATTTTAGGAAATCAATTCCAAATGCCATATGCAGAAATACATATGAGAAGTGGTTTTGGTCTTGATGATGTAAGTGGTATTGGTGTTTCTAATGAGTTTAAGGATAGAGTTCCAGAAGCAATTGCATCAGTAGAGGCTCTTCTTGCACAGGCAGGTAAATCAGGAATTCCAGTTCACGATATTATTGGAAGAGGAAAAGACGCATTTGAAAGAATTGGAATGAATATTCCTAAGCCTGGAAAATATTCTATGGGTGGAATGATTCGAGCAGCAGGTGGCGGAATGATGATTAATGGTCAAATTGCTGGTGGCTATAATATGGGAGGCATGGTTCCAAGAAAGTTTGCTATGGGTGGATACGCTATGGGGACAGATACAGTTCCTGCTATGCTTACCCCAGGAGAATTTGTAATCAAGAAATCAGCGGTAGATAGAATTGGACCATCTGCACTTAATAAGATTAATGGATATGCAGAAGGTGGATTAGTTGGCGGAATGACAGCGGTAGCAGGAGAATCAGTGTATAATAGTAATAGATACGAAATAAATGTCAATGTAAGTTCTAATTCAAATCCTGACCAGATAGCAAATGCTGTAATGACCAAGATTAGACAGATTGACAATGGAAGAGTAAGAGGAGTAGGCAGATGACCGATTCAACATACATGAACAACAGAAAGCAGTATGCTAGACCACAGGCTATACTTTTTTCTGAGAACCCAGGAGAACTATCTGGTGGCTCTTATGTTCCTTCTGGGTACGAAATCGGGAACTCTATAAATGATAGCGGTAGTTTTATAATTCTTTCTGACCACAATAGAAGCCCATTAGATTTTGGAGTACAAAGAATTGAGAACCGCCAACGTATGGTTAATGGTCGTATGCGTTCTTATTGGATTGCAGATAAAAGAACACTGTCAGTATCTTGGGACATGCTCCCATCAAGGTCATTTAGTTCTGACCCAAATTTAGACACAACAACAGGTCTTCCAACTAACGTAGTTACGGACTACACTGTAGATGGTGGTGCAGGTGGTGCAGAACTTTTAGATTGGTATGAAAAACATTATGGAACTTTCTATGTTTTCTTGTCATATGATAAGTTTCCTGAATTTGGTAGAGATGACGCTGCCTATACACATTTGGCTCAATACCAAGAAGTTTTAGAAATGTATATCACAGATTTTACTTGGAGTGTGCAAAAGCGTGGTGGCTCTAACTTCGATATGTGGAACATATCCATTACGTTGGAGGAAGCATAGTGTATTCCAATACCGCACTAACAAATCATCTACAAAGTTCGGCAGCAATCGAGACTAAGAGCAAAGTGCTTGCTGAATGGAACCTAAATATCTTTGAAAACATTGAAGCAATTGGTAACTATAAGAATAGACCGATTGCAAGCAACACAGCAAACACCTTACCAGATACTTGGGTTATGGAAGATGAAAATACTTTAGAGGCAAATAGAACTTGGTATGGCTTTACAGATTACGATACAGTTATTGACGGTGGCTTCACGGATGAAGACTCAACACCAGTAACTTTTCAGTCATCGAATGAAAGACAAAAATCATTAATGTCTTTAGAAGATTGTTTTAAAAGATTTAGACCACGCTCTGGAATTAATAAACTTAGGGGAAGAGATAATGGAAGATACATTCTTCCAGTATATTCAAATAGCATTTTTGCCAGACCAAGATATTATCCAGCAGGTAGAAACGACAATTTCAAGTATTGGTCATCCTTTAGAAGCATTGGAGCAAGCGATTTTGGTATTTCTAAATCAGGTAGTCCGTATCTAATCCAAGATGCAGCACCTTTTGTAGTTTATAAAAATCAAATTCCAACTAATAAGGTTGTAATAAAATTTCAAACAAATGTGAGTGATATCGATAGCGGTGCATTAATTGATTCTGCTAGTCCTGCAAACAAAGACCCATTCTTTATTGGCTCTAACATCAACTATAAGTCTACTCCACTATCCTGGAAAGTGCAAAAGTATAATGGGACAAACTGGGTAGACATATATACAACAACAAGTGATGTCTTTACAACATCAGACGGATACTTTGAACTGTCTTATGGACTTAAAAATACTGAAATCCTTACAACTTACAAAAACAATTTTATAATGTTAGGGACTTTGGCATCAACGTCAGCATTGCCAAACATTAAAGGAGAAGAATTTAAAGGACAATCTTATTTAGTTAAATTATCAGATACCGAAAATGGAACTATTTATGTACATAATGCTGGAACAAGTTCTACAACTTTAGACAACTATACTGCAATAACTCCAGAATATGGTTGGTACAAAAGCGAAGAGTCTGTGTCAAACTCTCACCTATTACTAAAGGAATTAGACAAAACTTTAGCACCAAGTTATTTAGATACTGGCATTTTAATATATAGAGAATTTGAATACATCGAAGGCTTGAGAATTGTTGCAAACAGCATGGTAAATCAAAGAGCAACTCTTGACTTAATAGAACTTTCCCCAAGACTGGCGGTAGACTTAACAGATGTAACATCCTCATTCTCATTAAAAAAGTATGCATCAGACTTAGGAGTAAGTTCTCTACCAGTAGGACAACTCTTAGCATCTAACGGAGATATCTCTATCTTTGACTACAACGAAGTATTTAATCAAAACAATATAGATAGTTTGTTAAATGTATATTTGGACAGTGATTTACAATTTAGTTTTATTGCAAAAAACCTTCAACTAAAATTCTACGAAACAATATCCAAAGTAAAACAATCAGACAATAGTTACAGAGATTATCATATTCCACTAAAAACAATGTATGCAGATGGCTTCCCACAATACGATGACTCAAACAGAAATATAAGTATAACCTTAAGAGATTTTGTGTTCTACCTTGAGTCTCAGATAGCACCAGAAATATTTTTAACAAATGCTTCTGTAAGTTATATTATTGCAACACTATTAGACTCAATTGGTTTTTCTAATTATTCTTTTAAAAGACTGGCAGAAGAGCAAGATACAGTTATTCCTAATTTTTTCATCTCTCCAAACAAAACAATTATGCAGGTACTGCAAGACATTGCTATTGCCACGCAGACAACAATGTTTTTTGACGAGTCAAATAATCTTGTAGTTATGGGTAAAAGATATCTAGTACCAGATAGTACAACAGACAGAGACTTTGACATTGTGCTGTATGGCTCAGACACAACTGATAAAAAAACAAATATCATCAACATATCTTCACAATCAAACGATATTTATAATGACGGAAAGATTACTTACTACAATAGGTACATTAAGAAAAAGTCAAACGATGTATCTTTGGAGTCATACACGGATAAAGCAAAAAATGTATCATATGAAAATGTAGTTTTGTGGTCAGTCAATGATGTGCAAGAAAAAACAACTCAGACAAAAAATGAAGAAAACTCAAGTGTGTCTGGATATCCCCTTACAGCGATGGCATTAGCATCAAAACTTAAAGCAGAACCACCAAAGGTTGTTAATCAAAAAATTGTAAATAATGAAATAGATTTTGGAGATAACATATATTGGTTAGCAAGACCAACTGGATATCTTTACGCAAATGGAGAAATAATCAAATATGATGCTATCCAGTATAGCGTTGGTGCAGAAACTGTATGGATTAAAAATGAAAACGAGTATTCAAAATATTTTTCAAAACTAGCACTAGGTCAAAAAATGTATCCTACTGGAATAATTAGAATATATGCAGAACCAAAATACAATGCTGACGGAACATATGTTGAGAACACAATTGCAAAGCATGGTCGTGCACAATTTGGAACAACTATTGCAAACCATACAGCAACTTACAATGAGTTAGACTCTAGTTGGAAAAATCCAAAGCAGCCATTGGTTACAGATTGGCAATATCTTTTTAACTCTAATATATCTTCAACAATTACAGCGGATATTGAAAGTAACAAAACAAATCTGCAGAATGCTAAAATGAATGCTCCAACAACAACAATCAAAAACTTTCTAAGTGTGCCAAAATATAATGTTAATACAAAAAATTATGAATATACAGGAAGTCTGCAAGCATCTGCTCTATTGCTAACAGGACCAAATTTTACGGTTAAGTCTAACAATGGTCCATCAATCAATTATGTAAAAAAAGATTTGGGAAACTCTGTCTCCTATGACACCTTTGGAACAAGAATGAGGTTGCTTGGAACTCCACAAATAAAAGAAACCTCAAAAACTCAAAGACTTTCTGGAAGTTATCAACTATATACTTCTGCAAACTTAAGTGCTCCAGTTAACGGAGAGTCTGGTGGTATTGGCATATTAACAAACGCTAATGGAGAAGGATACTATTATGAAATAGTTGCTCTAAATTATGCAGATACCAAAAATTTCACAATAACTGATTCAATAAATGCTAAAACAATTCTTTTTTATAGACTAAATCTTGACGAAGAAACTGGAATATTAGTTCCAACAATTCTTTACTCAGGATTTAAAAACATTCTTGTTGATTCTGGTAAGTTTGCTGCTAAGGTAAAAAGACTACAGGATTCAGTCGAAGACTCAATATATGATTTAGCAATTAAAGTTAATAAAATAAACAATAAAGACTGGAGAGTTTCTATTTATTTTAACGGAGAAATGGTTGGAACTATTCAGGATAAGGAGCCAGTAACAAGCCAAATATCTCAAAGCATATCTTTGTTTACAAGGGGTTCTTCTCAAGTGATGTTTAATGATGTTTATGCTATAAAGACTTTAAAGAAAAAGCCAGCAGCATCAGAGGTAAAGGCATCTTCAGAAATTTTTAATGGCAACAAAACTTCAAACCTAACCTACAACAAATACTCAATGAACTCGCTAGTAAAAACAGGATTCTTATCTAGCCTATCGGCATCAGAGGTTCCTGAAAACACTATTTACTACGAAGAGTTTGGGACAATAATGAGAGAGTGTGCATATTTTAACGTAAAATTTGATAAAGCATATCCAGCATTGCGTTCTAAGATAGCACCACAGCCAGCATCAGTTGCAGAATACCTTGTTACTGGATACAATAGCACACCTTATCGTGCAGAATTTTTAGTTTTTAACACTTCAGATTTTGCTTTAGGGCTTGGAGACGGAACAGACTACACAACAATATTAAATATTGTGGGAATTACTTACACCGAAGAGGTTGCAAGAGAATTAACTGTGGATGGTTTTTACAATAATCGTAGCAACTTTTCTTCAAACGGTGACTATAATTCTCAAGTTTATAAAAACAAATATACAGAAATTAAAAATAATAGAGTTACTTATGGAAATAAAGCATTCTCTATTGACTCACCTTATATACAAAGTGAAGATACAGCAACAGAGTTAATGGACTATATAATTAATAAAATATCTAAGCCTAGAAAAGCAGTTGGAGTAGAAATATTTGGAATGCCAATTATTCAGTTGGGTGATTTAGTAAAGTTTTCATACGACCCAAATAAAACTTTGCCTAATACTGTAACAGAAAACAATTTTGTGGTTTATGCTATTGAGCATCAAACAGGTGAAGATGGTCCTTCTACAATGATGTATTTAAGTGAGGTGGTATAATGTCAGATTCAACAGACTGGTCAAAATACGTTGCAAATATTAATACTTCTGGCTCAACAGGATGGACACCAAAACCAGCACCATGGGTAGAGGCAATAGATGGTGTGAAAGATAGAACTAGATATTTGCCAAGAGTCTTTAACCCACACACTAGACCAAGCACTCATGGTTTAAATAGACCAGCAATTCCGTTTAATCCAAAAACTGGAACATACGACTTGACTGGATTACCTGGCAACCGTGAGGGTGGAGGAGACCAAGAAACAAAAACAGCAACGACCTCAATATTTACAGACGCATTTTTCTTGGCATTGCCAGACTATGAAATTGAGGCACTTTTAAGTCTTAAAAGTTTAACTGGAAATGAAATTTTGCAGGTTGCCCATAGAGAAAATTTCTATACAACTAGTGCTGTCCTTAATAACAATATTTTAGATATAGTTGATTCTATAAACTTCTATTCACCAACACAAATAATTAAGTTGCAAAAGCCAGACCTTTCTTATTTTCAGAACAATCTGGGTGCTTACAGGGTTTCTCTTACAAGTTCTGTGGTGACAATAAACATACCAAGCCCTGGAATAGACCAGTCATTTAAGATGGAAGTGGAAACCTTTGCACCAAAGTCTATTAAAAATGATACAATATATACATTATGATTACAAATACTGGAAAAGAAATTATTGGTAAATACCTCGTTGGACAGACAGACTCCTATGCCTCATATTTGGCTATTGGCTGTGGACCAAAGCCTTTGGCGTTGGCTACTGCTTTTGGGGATTACTCGACAAAAACATCCCTTGATTTTGAAACACTTAGAGTTCCGATTATTTCTAAGAGCGTACTTTCAGATTCTGGGGTAACTAGAGTAACCCTAACAGCAGAATTGCCAACAGAAGAAAGATATGAAATAACAGAGGTTGGAGTCTATCCATCCCAAAATAATCCAGTTCCAACTGGCTTAGATAGCCAATCGTTAATACTTTTTGACTCTAATGAATTGTGGGAGTCTCACGTTTCTTCAACAGTAGTTCCAGTTCCACTACAACTTGGTACTATTTTTAATAGTAACAATGATATCAATATATCGGATAAAGTGTTTTATGCAAACTCAAACAACGCATTGTTTGAAAACATAAACTATCCAAATAGACTTGCTAGATATGAAAGACCAAGATTCTTGGATAGAGCAATTTTTGTCAGAGGAGACTCTTCTGTTCTTGCGACCAGCGGCACAGACTTAAGCATTACTTCTGGAGAACATATACACTTAGCAATAGACCCAATAGAACTAAGCAAGAATTCTCCAGAAGATGAACTTAGGTTAGCGTTTACCGTAATAAATAAAGAGGGTATTGGAAGCACACACGTTCCTAGCAACGTTAAGATACTTGTACAGTTTGCTTCTACCGATGGGGCAAGCCCACAGTATGCAAGTTTTGTTGTTAATCTAGATAATGGAACATCTGCTGGTCAGTGGGATTTTACAAATAATAGATATGTTGTAGTAAATAAAAAAATAAGAGAACTATTTAAAACAACAACTTTTTCGTGGGACACTGTTTCTACTATTAAAGTTTATGTCTCAATAACTGGAACATCTCCAGCCGCTGCATCAGATTTTTATGTAGCGTTAGATGCACTAAGACTAGAAAATATTTCATCATTTAGCAACGTTTATGGTCTTACAGCATACACGGTTATGAAAACTTCAGACTCCCTGCCAATTGTAAAGTCAGACAACACCTCAAGTTTTATTGAGTTTAGTTATGTGGTGGATGTTCAGTAATGGCTGAAAATATTGTTACTAGCACTTTTAATATCTTCAATAATTCTGTTGCGGTTATTAAAGATGGTTCCTCTAGTCTAGATTATTTTTTTAGATATAGACTGGTAACAGATGAGGGTGAAGCACTTAGTGAGTGGTCTGGAGTAAACCAAGAAACACAGGGAAGCATTTCTGGTGTTTTAGGTGGGTTTGTTCCATCAATTTCTGCAAGTTCGGTAGAGTCTGGCGGAGTGGGCATGAACGTTAAATGGACTGTTCCAAGTTCTTTTCCAACTAATAAGTTTGACATATACTTTAGTTGGTCCTATGACAACGGAGGAACCTACACAAGTTTTGAATATACTGATACTGTAACTGCAAACAACTATTACATTAAAATTCCAGCAGGGGCAGAGTATGTAAAGGCTGCAGTCCAGGTACCAACAAATATAAAGATTATCAATACAAATGCTTTGCTATTTCAGTCTGACGGTATTTCAACATTGCCAATCCTAGACTCTGGAACGATTTAGTGGTATAATAATACTATGACATTACAAAAGCCAGGCTCAAACACACTAATTGACCAGATATTTCTAGGACAGATGGTTGATGAAATAAACACTCTTAGCGATAAGTTTTCACAATCATCATCTCCAATTTTTAACACAAGCACAAAGAAAGCATCTCTAACATACTTTGGAGGATTTGCTTTTGCAACAACCCAGTTAGAAGTCACCCAGACTCTAGACGCTGCCAACCCAAGTAGATATACAGACAATTTTGCTTTTGGAAAAGACTTTCAGAGTCCACCTCTAGTGTTTGCTACAATTGAATCTGACGCTATTACAGGTACTGGAAGTACAGCGGCTACTCTTCTTAACGGTGTTGCTGTTAGCGGTATTACAAATGGTGGAGGAACAGTTGCTGTTATTTTAGACAAAGACTCTAGAAAGCCAACTATCAAATATCGCATAAATATTTTGGCAATTGGTATTCCACAGGTGTAGTCTATGGCTGCTCAAACTATGGAAGAGTACAACTCTTCACCTGTAATTCCAGGGAACAAAAAGGTTTGGTTTTTAAACGGAGACCTTGTTCGTGTATACCATATGAACAACTCTAATGGCATAATGTCTGTTTATAACATTATAAAAGACCAGATTGAAAGTTGTTTAGTTAGTGATTTTAAGAAGAACAGAGAACGAGCATATACCGTAGGACAGACTGCAGCCCTCGTAAACAGGCACAAGAAGTATATGCCAGCATTAATGCTAAAAGGCGTTATTCCCTTCCCTATGGGGTCACAGAAGGGCGGAGAGAGGGGCTGGCAGGTCCGTTCTTACTATTCCGAATCACAAGTAAGGGAAATTCGTGATATACTAGCATCCTACCACCACGGTAGACCAAGAAAAGATAAACTAATAACCAACGATGTAACACCTACAAAACAAGAGTTGACAAGACGTATGGGCGATGGTATACTGGTTTATACAAAGACAGACGATGGCAGATTTGTGCCAATCTGGAATGAATCAATTTAATGTTCTTGAAAGGACACAGGGTATGAATAACGATGAGACTAAGGTTACAGTTGGGCTAGGCTATACGCTCAATCTGGGCAACTTCCAATCACTTCGCATTGACCTATCGGTATCAGATAGTAAGCGTAATGGAGAAACAACTGGCGAAGCCTTTGAGCGTGTATATGCGTTTGTTGAGCAGAAACTATCTGAAAAAGTCAAGGAATCTCTAGAAGAGGCTGACAATAAGTAATGGCTGAACGCAAAGACCGCATGGCTTTGCTTAGTCGCTACAGTAAATTACATACTGCAAAGTACCAAGAAAAGCCATCCCTAAATTTAAACGTAGAGCAGTGGGCAGCAGATGCCCTAATTGCATCTTATGGTATGCCTGAATGCTACGACCTACTAGAATACTACTTTGATGCATCCGAGAATCCGTCATGGAAATACTTTGCGAATTATGCTGACAAGATTATTGAGGCTAGAAAGCAATTCCAACAAGACAATAAAGAACGTGCAGAACGTAGACTAAAAGCGAAGGAATGGTTGAATGAGTAACGTAGAATCAAAACTAATATCTGCTGTATTGGCAGACAAACAAGTACATGTATTGCTACAGGCAAACGTGGACAACATCTTAAGAACCCACAATGACATCTGGACATTCATTCGAAACTATTCAGAAGCAAATGGAACTGTTCCACCAACATCATTGGTTATTGATAAGTTTCGTGACTTCATTCCAGTAGATGGTGTAGGTGCTACCAAGTATCACCTAGAAGAACTACAGGCTGAGTTCTTGAATGACAGTCTTAAGGATGTTCTAAGAACAACAGCAACAGAAGTACAGGCAGGTCAGGGCACAAAGGCTCTAGAAGACTTGATTCAGAAAACATCAGAACTAAAGAAGAACACTGCTGTTATCCGTGACATTGATGCTACTGATATTGATTCTGCTGTTGCATACTTTGAAAATCTTGCTAGACAGAACGAATTAGGTTCTATTGGTATCAAGACTGGTTTGCCAGGATTCGATAACTATCTACCTGCTGGTATTACTCCAGGTCAGTTGGGTGTGTTCCTTGCTTACCCAGGAATTGGTAAGTCTTGGTTTGCTCTTTACATGGCAGTCCAAGCATGGAAAGCAGGAAAGTCTCCACTAATTATTTCTTTGGAAATGTCAGAAACAGAAGTTCGTAACCGTGTGTTTGCTATCATGGGTGAGGGTCTTTGGTCACATCGTAAACTTAGCAATGGTCAGGTAGAGATTGAAGACCTGAAGCGTTGGCACAAGAAAGAACTTGAGGGCAAGCCAGAATTCCACATCATCTCAAATGATGGCGGTGGAGAAGTAACTCCATCAGTTATTCGTGGAAAGATTGACCAGTACAAACCAGACCTAGTTATCGTTGACTACCTACAGTTGATGTCTCCTAACCAGAAGTCTGATAATGAGACTGTTCGTATGAAGAACCTTTCTCGTGAACTAAAGTTGATGGCTATCTCTGAGCAGATGCCAATCATTTCAATCTCTTCTGCTACGCCAGATGACGTTACCAAGTTGGACACAGTTCCTACCTTGGGTCAGACTGCTTGGTCACGCCAAATTGCCTACGATGCTGACTGGGTGCTTGCACTTGGTCGTGCTACCAACTCAGACATCCTTGAATGCGTATTCCGTAAGAACCGTAACGGATTTATGGGTGAGTTCTTGGTCCAGGTAGACTTTGACAAGGGTTACTATCGTTATAAGGATTTTGAAGATAACTAGTTATAATAGAGTGTGGAGAATATATATCACAGACCTATTAAGAACTTTACGTTTGACGGAATCATTAAGAGTGATGCCGCAATTGGTAGACTTCGCATAGAACTTGTGAGACTCAAAACACTTGAGATGTGTGAATTGGGTTATGTTCAAAGGCTTGACATAGACCCACAATTTACGATAAAATATAATAACGAAAAAGATTACTACGAATTTACATTAACAGTATATGGTACATACATAGGAAAGAATAAAGCATTATGGACACTAGGAATAGACGGAACAGAAATGATTCCTACTCAAAAGAGCAAATTAAGCGAGTTATCGCAGGGTCAGGCATCACAATCGAATCGGAAGTAGATTCTGACTATATCATTTTTTGCCCTTTCCACAACAACTATCGTTCACCTGCTGGAGAAGTAGATAAAAGTTCTGGACTATTCTTTTGCTTTTCTTGTCAGCATGTCTGTGCTCTTCCAGAACTAATCATGCACACTTCTGGTCGTACCTACTTTGAAGCGGTACGTTACATCAAGTCTAAAGAAACTGAGACTGACCTTTCTTATCAAATTAATCAAACACTCGTAGAGAAGCCAGACTACATCCCCTATGATGAATTACAGATTAAAAGATTAAACCAGCAAGCACTAGAATCCCCAAGAGCAACTAGATACTATGATGGTAGATTAATTAATGAGACATCTATCAAAAAGTTCTTGCTTGGCTTCTCTGAGAAACAGGATATGGTAACTATTCCTGTCCACTCTCCAGATGGAATTCCTGTTGGATTTGTTGGTCGTTCTATCGAGGGCAAGGAGTTTAAGAATACTCCAGGATTGCCAAAGGCAAAAACTTTATTCAATCTACATCGTGTTAAGACTGCTGGCAAAGTCTATGTAGTTGAATCATCATTTGATGCTATCCGTTTAGACCAGTGTGGTTTTCCTGCGGTAGCAACATTGGGTGCAAATGTATCCAATTTTCAAACAGACCTACTTCAGAAGTACTTCAATAACATCATTGTTATTGCTGATAATGATGAGGCTGGCGGTAATATGAAAGATAAGATTGTTGAACGTCTTGGCAATCGTGTTACCGTTGTTAAAATAGATAAACAATATAAGGATATTGGCGATATGTCGGATGAAGCAATTAAAAATATTGACGAATCGTTTGACAAAACTATTGCCAGTATGCTAAACTAGTATACCGCTAAGAAAACATAAGGAGAATATTATGAGCGTAATTAAAGGGCTAAAAGATATCGGTGCATTAATGGATAAGCCAAAATATGAAAACAATGGTCAAAAGGTTCGTTGGGTCAAGTTGGCTGACGGACAGTCTGCAAAGGTTCGTTTCGTTGAAGAACTCGATACTGATTCAGCAAACTACGATGAAAGTCGTGGACTATCTGTGGTAATCGCAGAACACACTAATCCAAAGGATTACAAGCGTAAAGCAGTCTGTACAATTGACTCTGAGGGTCGTTGCTATGGTTGTGAAATGGGTCGTAAAGAGCCAAAGGGCGGATGGCGTTCACGTCTTCGCTGGTACGGTAACGTCATCATCGATGATGGTACTGAAGCACCTTATGTGGCTGTTTGGTCACAAGGTATCTCAAAGCAGTCTGCTTTCGGAAATCTCCGTGAGTATGCAATTGAGACAGGTTCAATCTCGAACCTAGAGTGGAAGATTAAGCGTAACGGTCAGGGAACTGAAACCAACTACACATTGCTTCCAACAAAGCCAGACACAGAACCATTCAACTTTGAGGGCATTGAGCCATTCAATCTTGAAAAGGTTGTTCGTGAAGTCGCTTATGCAGAGCAGGAGAATTTCTACTTCGGTTTTGATGCTCCATCTCTAACATCCAGCAACACAGACTGGTAATCAATTAATCGTGGTGGAGGTAGATGATTCGCTCTCTGCCCCCACTGCCCTAAACTTTAAGGAAAATTTTATATGAGTTATGCTGGACTGCACGTTCACACTCACTACTCGCTATTTGATGGCATAGCGACACCACAAGAATATGTGGATAGAGCAATCGAAATTGGAATGCCAGCCATCGCAATCACAGACCACGGTTCACTATCTGGACACCGTGAAATGTATCGTGTCGCAATTGAAAAGGGTATCAAGCCAATTCTTGGTGTTGAGGGATACATTGCACAGGACCGCTTTGACCAGAGAGACAAAGAAGAGCGTGAAGATACACCACTAAACCCTATTTACAATCACTTGATTATTCTTGCAAAGAATGAAAAAGGTCTTGAGAACCTTAACAAACTAAATGAGATTGCTTGGACTGAGGGGTTCTACAAGAAGCCTCGTATGGACTGGGAGTCTCTAGAGAAGTATAAAGAAGGACTCATCATTACTTCAGGATGTCTATCTGGCTTTGTTGCCAAGGCAATTGAAGCGGATGACCTTGGTGCTGCAAAAGAACATCTAGAGTGGGCTAAGAAAACTTTTGGAGACGATTACTACATTGAGGTTATGCCACACAATCCACCAGAGATTAACAAGACTATTCTTGCTCTTGCAGATGAGTTTGGAATCAAACCTATCGTCACCCCTGACTGCCACCACGCTGGACCAGAACAGAGAGAGATTCAGGAACTTAAACTAATTCTAAACACTTACTCAAATAAGATTGAGAAAGATGCAACTTTCGCTGGTAGCCAAGAATACGACAACCTTATGGATAAGTTGGATTACCTGTATGGTGCAGACCGCCAGATTACTTTTAGAGACTACGAGATTCACTTGCTGTCTGACGAAGAGATGCACAAGTCTATGGAAGCACAAGGTATTACTCGTCAAGATATGTATGACAATACTATTGAGATTATGAATAAGGTTGAAGATTACAACATCAAAGACCACCTAGACTTGCTACCAGCACAGTATCAGAATCCAGACCAAGAACTTTATGAACTTGCCATGGAAGGACTTACAAGTCGTGGTGTAGGTGCTGACCCTGCGTATCACACAAGAGTTGAAGAAGAACTCCAAATCATTAAGGATAAAAACTTTGCTCCTTACTTCCTAGTTGTTCGTAACATGATTAACTGGGCTAAGAAAGAGAACATCATGGTTGGTCCAGGTCGTGGTTCTTCCGCTGGTTCTTTGGTTTGTTATGCATTGGGCATCACTGACATTGACCCTATTGAGCATGGATTGCTGTTCTTCCGTTTCATTAATCCAGAACGTAATGACTTTCCAGATATCGATACAGATATCCAAGATTCAAGACGTGAAGATGTCAAAGATTATCTTGTTAGACAGTATAGACACGTTGCCTCTATCGCCACATTCCTTGAGTTCAAGGGTAAGGGTATGATTAGAGATATTGCTCGTGTTCTAAACATTCCACTACCAGATGTAAACAAGGTTCTTAAACTTGTAGATGACTGGGATGACTACTTGAGGTCTAAGTCTACACAAGAGTTCCGTGAGAAGTATCCAGAGATTGAACTCTATGGTGAACAACTTCGTGGTCGTATTCGTGGTACTGGTATTCACGCTGCTGGTGTGGTTACCGCTAAAGAGCCTATCTTTAAATATGCACCACTTGAGACTAGAACAACTCCAGGTAGCAAGGAACGTATTCCAGTAGTAGCAGTAGACATGGAAGAAGCAGAACGTATTGGTCTTATTAAGATTGATGCTCTGGGTCTAAAGACACTATCTGTTATTCAGGACACAGTTGCAATCATCAAGGAGCGTTCTGGAGATGTTGTTGACCTATATAAACTAGACATGGAAGATGCAAATGTTTATCGTATGCTTTCAGATGGATTCACTACCAAGGGTGTATTCCAGTGTGAAGCAACACCGTATACAAATCTTCTAGTCAAGATGGGTATCAAAAACTTTAGTGAGTTGGCTGCTTCTAACGCTCTGGTTCGTCCAGGTGCTATGAACACAATTGGTAAAGACTATGTTGCTCGTAAGCATGGTAAGCAAAACATTGACTATAAGCACCAAGTACTAAAGGCATTTACACAAGAGACCTACGGATGTATTCTGTATCAGGAACAAGTTATGCTTGCCTGTGTGGAACTTGGTGGCATGTCAATGGCTGAGGCTGACAAGGTTCGTAAGATTATTGGTAAGAAGAAAGATGCTAAAGAGTTCGATGTCTTTAAGGACAAGTTCGTTAAGGGTGCGTCTCGCTTCCTTACACCAGTTGCATCAGAAGAACTGTGGACAGACTTTGAAGCACACGCTGGTTACTCTTTTAACAAGTCTCACGCTGTGGCTTACTCAACTGTTTCTTACTGGACAGCATGGCTAAAGTATCACTATCCAATTGAGCTCATGTATTCATTGCTCAAAAACGAAAGCGATAAAGA